GTCGCGCTATCCGCGGTGGTGAGGCGCGTCGACATTTCCTCCGGTATGAACCGGACGGGGTTGGCCTTCCACTCCTTGATCTGATCGACAACCTTGGCGGCCTTGGCTCGGTGCTTCTCGCCGTACCTGTCGACGATAGCCTGCTCTACGCTCTTGATCCCGATCTTGCCTCGGGCGATATCGCCCATGAACGCCTTGGCCGTATTGTGAACGAAGTCCGCGCTGGTCGGCCCCGTCTTGCTGCGCGAGAACAGCGTACCCTGGCGCGGCGCATCCTTGTCCCCGAACAGATCCTGCTGCGCGTCCTTGGCCGGTTTGAGCTTGCGCTGCTTCTCCTCGGGCGTAAGCTCGGTGGCGAAGCCGGCCGTCAGCCGTTCGCCGAGCAGCTTGGCGGCGTCGTCGGGCTGCTCCTGCTTCTCTAGTTCAAGGGCGGTTTGTTCTCCGCGTCTCGGCCCCACTGCTTCTTCAGCGAGTCTGCGAACGCCTCGTTCTCGTCCTTCCCTTCCTCCCTCGCCCTCTCGGCCGCCAGTTGGGCCGCGTTGAAGTTCGACACCGCTTTTCGGCTGAACCCCTTCGGCGCGGCCAGTATCTTTCTTGGTCGTTTCGCTGCCACGGAATGCCTCCTTCACCTCTCCGGGTTTGGCGTACCGGAACAGGACAATCGCGTCCTCGCCATGCGCGTCGAGCAACGCCTGCCTATATGCTTGCGCAACTTCCACGCGCTCGTCCATCGTGAGGCCGAGCGAGGTCCCCGCGAGTATCTTGGCGGTGACTTCCTTGAAGTCCTGAATGGGATCTGCCTCGTACCCCATCTCCCTCACCGCCTCGGCGGCCTTGGCGAAGACCGGCGTCTTCATCAGGTCTTCCATGACCTGGTCTTTCAATGCAGCCACGCGCTGCGCGGCGTGCATCAACTCTTCGCGGACGGTGTTACGAATGTCGTCCGAGAAGTACTTCTGGGCGCGAACGAAATTCAAGCCGGCGCCCGGGCCCGCCGTCTCCCGGTACTTGGCTACTTGATCGCGGAGCTTCTCCAGGTTGTCCAGGGCGGCTTTGCTCAGGCCGTACTTACCGGCTTTGAGGTTTGCCAGTTCGCCGCCGTCGCGGTCCAGCGTCGTCATTAAGGTGACAACGTCAACGTCGTCCATCGAGGAGCCTTCCACGCGGTCCCCGCCGCCCAAAAGCTGGATGATGTACATGCCGCCCTGGTTCGCATAGACCGTGCGGCTCTGGGCTCCCCTCTTGGGGAAGCGGAAGGTTGCCGTCCTAAAGTTGTGTTCGGCCTCCCAGAGCGCGGAATCGGGGATTTGGGTTCCCTCGGGCGAGGTAACCGGCCCCGGCTGCTCCTGCTTCTGGGATCTGCTGAAGAGCGTGCCGCCTTTGCGCTCGGGCGAGGGGACCGCTCCCGGCGCTTCGCGCTCGGCGGCTTGCTGCGAGAGTCCTCCGGTATCCTGGCGGGGGACCGTCAGCGGTCCATCGGCGGGATCGGCGTTGGTGTCCTCGATCTGCTCCCTGATGGCCGCGCGAACCTTCCCGCCGTGCGCCCTGACCTGGGCCGGGGTCATCCCGGTGTGCTTCTTGACGAAGTCCACATACTCGGAATCCCGCGCGGATCGCTTCTGCTGCGCCGTGATGTACGCCGCGCGATCTACGTCGGATTCAAAGTTCAGTTCGTGGGCGCCGTACCGCGGCGCGGCTCCGCTGAGTTCCCTCGGGAGTTTCGGTCCTACTCCAGCGGGGGCGGCTTGAGAGGTTCCTCGCTGGGGTTGCTGAGTTCCACCTCCCCGTCCGGTATCTGGAGGTGGCCCCCCTCGATCCACTCCCGTAGGTCCGCTAACGTCCGGTTTCGGACCTCCTCCCCCAGTTTCTCGTATGATGGCTGCCTTGATTGCTGCATAGGTGTCCTCTAATACGGCAGAGAGCTTCTCCCCGCCCTGTATCCTGACCGCGCCGGCAGTCAGGGCTTTCGAGATATCGCCCGACTTCAGGCTCAGGGCGTTGTAGACTTCCAAAGCCTGAGCGGCATCGGCGGCGATGGCTCGGTTCTGCTCTTCTTCGATGACGTTGCCGCCACGCGCGAGCGTCTGGCCTACGCCCTTCTTGCCTACCGTGCCAAAGATCCGCTTCTCCTGACCGAGCCGCTTCTTGATAGCATCGCTGAGGATCGCCTCATGGACTTCCAGGCTCTGGCCCCCGCCGCTCGGGTCTCCGAACATATCCCCGAACAGGCTCCCCTGGTCGTCGCCCTTTTCCTTGGCCTTGCGAAGCCGTTCACGCTGCTCGTCGGTCAACTCCATCTCGGCGGCCTTGGCCTTGGTGCGTCGGATGAGTTCGGCCAACTGGCCGTCGTTCATGTCCTTGCCAACCTTGGCAATCGCTACCATGTCTGCTGGGTTGTCCAGACCTTCGCCGATAATGGTGGCCCTGTCGACCTTCAGATCCCCGGCCAGTAGCTCCTCGAAGAGCGACTCGGGCAGCTTGGCGAGCGCGGTCCCTTGCCGCGCCTTCTCGCCCTTGAGGTGGACGCCGGCCTGCTTTACCTGCTCGGGCGTGTAGCCCGAATCGCGCAGGAACTTGGCGGCGTCGATGGCGGTCCCCCGGCCCTCGGCGATATTCTGCAACGCGCCCTTGGCTCTGGCTTCCGTCGCGTCCTTGGCCTGGATGTAGCGAACGTCTACACCGGCCACTCCCATGCGCTTGGCCTTGTCGAGCCGGTGGTGTCCATTGACCACATAGGTCTTGCCGTTCGCTGGATCTCTCCAGACGGTGAGCACGCCGCCAAGCTCCTCGTTCCAGGGAACGTCTGGGTCCTTGAGTTCGTCACCGACTCCTGCCTTGCCGCCGGTATCGCGCTTGAACTGGAACCGCACCGGATCGGCTTCGATCTCGTTGGGGTCCATGCGCGTGACGCCACTGTCCATCGCCTTCCTGGCGGGCGGCTCCATGCCTGGGAAAAGCGAACTCTGGCCTTCCCCGCTGGTGTCCTTCGGCTCCCCTTGATCGACAACCGGAGTTGACGGTTCGACAACCGGAGTTGACGGCTCTGGAGCCGCTGGGGCAGTGGGAGGTCCAGGCTGCCCCAATGCTGGCGGCGGTTCTTGTCCTTGTACGTCCTCCTTTCCTTCTGGAACTGGCGGCGGCACGCCGACACGGTCCTCGCCCTCCTCGCCCTTGAGTTCTGGCGCTGGCGGCGCGGTCCCTACCGGCGGCGGCGCGGCTACCGGCGGCGGCGCTTCAGGCTGATCCTTGACTCGCGTTCCCTTGGTGACCGGGGACTTCCCGGCTCGATCCTTCTTCAGTGTGAGGTTGACGTAGCTGGTAGTGCCGTCATTCAGCGGCTTGGCCGCGAGGACGCCGGCCTTCACCATACTGTCGAGCACTTCCTGGGCGGCTTCTGGCGCGACACCAAACATCTGCTGAATGTGGCGCACTTCCACCTGGGACCGGCTGGCGGCAACGTCGAATACCGCGCGGTAGAGGTCTTCCCCTTCGAGCGGCGGCGGCTTCTCGGGGGCCTTCTCGTCCGATCCCGGCAGCGTCTCTGGCGTCACCGCATCCGGGTCGCCCGTGGGCGGCGGCGCCCCAGGAGGTGGAGGTTGCTGGACCGGAGGGGGCGTGACCGGCGGCGGGGGCGTGACCGGGGGAGGAACAATGGGTGCGGGGGCCGGCCCGCTGCCAACCTCTACTCCCGGCTGTTGCTGCTCGGGAGCCGCACCGGGGGGAGGAGCTTCGCCGGGAGGAGGCGCTTCGCCCACCGGAGGAACAAGACCCGGGCCCTCGTCCTGCACTCCAGGTTGCCCCAGCGCCTCGCCGCCGTTAGCCATCCGGTTCTTGTGGTAATTGGTCAGCGCGTCGAAGTGGTCCCGGTATTCCTTGAGCTTCTTCCCGACATTGATCTCGTCCCGGTGCTCGGCGATCTGGCCTATCGTCACCGAGGGGCCGCTCCCAAGCATCCCCGCCACGCCTTCGTCGAACATGGCATCGCGGAACTCAGGCCAGGTCGGCCACTTCCCGGTATTCATCCCCTCGGTGAAGATCGCCGCGGCTTTCTGGGCAGACTCGGTGACGCCCTCCCAGCCGAACTCCTTGGCTCCTTCATAGACACGCCGTTTGATGGACTTCTTGAGTTCTTCCGGTAGCGGGCTGTTCCTGAGTTTGGAGATGATCCTCCCAGGAACGAGGTAGTCCATCGGCGTAGCCAGGATGGAGCCTTCGACCGCCACCTTCCCGGCTTCAGCCGGATGCATCCCATTCTTGGTCAGGTCGTTGAACTGCTCCCCGGCGTTTGCCAGGAAGGAGTCTATGACGCCGCCGCCGGGGATCAACAATCCTGCCCCGATAGTCGCCAGCATTTGCGGCGCGTTTTCCAGAATCGTCTCGCCCGTCCACTGAGCGACGGACCCAAACGTCTTGTTCGGATCGTTCAACAGTTCGGTGGCAGACGGACGCGACATCAGGTTGACGCCGTGCATCGCCTTCGATTCGACGTACTCCCCGGCCCTGGCGGCGAGATCCGCTCCCGGCATCCCCTTGGCGTCAAGGGGGCGGGCTAGCGCCTGCAGGCCCTGGCCGCGCCCAGCAATCGTGGTCTGCGCTCCTTGCTTCAAAGACTTCCAGAGGCGGTCGAGCGCCGGGGCATCCGCTTCTGGAGCAGGTTCATCTGGCTCTGCCAGTCTGGCTTTGAGGGCTTCCGGGGATTCCCGCGTGAGGCCCTGAGCGCCATCGGTCGAGAGGTAGTCGGGAACTTCCGGTGTCGTGCGCTGGGTCAGCTTCCACTTGGACGGGTCCGATTCCTCCCAGGCGGGAACCCGTGTGTTCTGGGAAGGGGGAGCCGCGGGATCGAACTTGTCCCCGGTCCAGGTGCGGTTGGGTCCGGTGTACTCGGGCGAGATCCGGTTGAGCGGTTGCCGCTGTGCACCCGCTTCGACCGCAGGGCGGCGCACGGCCCCCGGGCCCTGGCCGGGACCGCCGAGATCCCAAGGCGTAGCCACCTTCCCCACGCCGGGGAGTCCGGTGAGACCGGCGCCGGGAACGTCGGCGGCGGTGTAGGACGGACCTTGTGGGGCGGTGAAGGGCGAGGGGCCAGCCGGGGCCGGGGCGGCGCTCGGGACCGGCGCTCCTACTGCTGGCTTAAAGCCGAGCTCGCGCCACTTCTTCTCTTCGTCGTCTTCCGGGGGCGGCTGAACCGGCGCCAGCGGCTTGAACCCTAGCGCGGCCCAAGGATCTGATTGGTCTGCCATCGAACACTAGATCCTCTCAGCGCCCAGCGAGTGGGCTTTCGGCCACATAGACAATGGGATCGTTCCTGTCGAGCCGTCTGGCCTCTTAATCTGGATTTGAGGATCGGGCGGCGTCGTCGGTGGCCCCTGACCTCGGGAGGTTGCAGCGTGCTGGCCTCGCGGCAATGCCGCTGGCGTGGCGGCCGGCTGCGGCGCTGGCGTGGGAGCAGCCTTCACCTCGGGCTTCGCCCCGGCGATCTTGTCCGAGCCAGCCTTGGGCGTTTCGGTCTTCGGCTTCTCAGGCTCCGGTTCCCAAGGCTTCCAGTCGCCTTCGACGCCCTTCGAGTACGCATCGTACTGTTCGCGCGAGATCTTGCCGTTGTCGAACTTGAACTTGTAGATCTCGCGGAGCTTCGCCCTGATGGCGTTGTACTGCTCAATGTCGGAGTCGCTGTAGGAGGCGTTGCCCTTCTTGTCCTTACCGGCCTTGATCTTCTCGCCGATCTCCCTCGCCCTCTGGTGGAGTCCTGGGACCGGCGTCTGGCCGTCAGGGCCGAGCGGGTTGCCCTGCTCCAGCTTGTCGTACTCAGCGGTTTTGGCGTCGATCTTGTCCTGCCGCTGGAGCGTCTGGTACGCCGTCAAATCATCGCCGGCCCGCCTGCCGCCGCCTTTCTTGGCTCGGGCGGCGAGTCTCTTGTCTTCGACGGCCTGGGCCGCAGCTTTCTGCTCCGGTGTTCCATGTATGAGCGCCGCTTCGATGGTGTTTGGCTGCTTCTCGTCAGCCGTGGGCTTGATCGAGTTCGGATAGATGCCTTTGTTCCTGGGATTCCAGACCGCCCAGCCGAGGTTCATGTCGGCCTGCTCTTTGAGTGCCTTTTCCTTGGCGGCGGCGGCGGCGGCGGCGTCGTAGTAGCGGCCGTGCGCCTCCTGTGCTCCGATCTGCGCCTCGGTGAGATCCTGTTGACGGATGAACTGCTTCTGCTGCAAGTCGTCCTGGCTCCGCTGGCGCTTCAGGTTGTACTGCTTCTGCATCGAGTCGATCTGCGAATCGAGGCTCTTGCCCTTGGTCTCCCAGGCATCCATCGCCGCTTCGTATTTCGGGCGCCGCAGGATCTGCTTCTCCGAGATCGGATCGACGTGCGTGCGCCGGCCCGCGTTGATGAATCCCGCGAAGGCGTTGGCTCCGGTCATCAGGGCCTTCTGCCACATGGGGCGCTCGTACTCCTGACCGCCGAGCTTGGGCTTCTCGAGGATATGGGCGTCCCGCTTCGCCGCTGCGGAGTTCCAGTCGGTGACGAACGGGTCCTCGGCGTCGATCCAGTCGCGCTTCATCTTGGGCGGCGCTGGCATCGGACTCGTCGGAAGCTGGGGCGGCGTCTCCCAGCCGATCGGATCGCTCTGCTCGGGCATGGCCGCTTCTGCCGCCGGGGCCACCGGGAAGGGAGGCTTCAGGATCGACTCTGCCGGTCGAGCGGCGAGTCTTGCATACGAGTAGGGGTTGTTGTCCTCTGGCAGAGGAGCCCGCATATCGAGCGGGGGCCGCGCCGGGGCCGGGGCCGGGAGCGGAGGCGTCATGCCGTTCTGCATTTCCCACGGGGTCCGCAGCGGATCGAAGCCGGGACGCTTCGCAGGAAGCGCGTACATCGCGTCGTCTTCTTCCAGGTCGTCCCAGTAGTTCGGCTGCGGATATGGCATGGCTTAGTAAGTGGCGGGTCCTCGTCCTCGTCCGTAGGGTCGGCGCATCATCTGCTGTTGCCGCATCTGCTGCATCAGCCGCTCCCGTCCCATTCCCCGGTCGCCCTGCATCGCCTGAATGCTGCTCTGCGGAGCGGGGGGCGGGGGGGCCGGCTGATCGGCGGCTTCCTGCTGCTGGTCGGCGGCTCCGCGAGCCACGTCCACTTGCGACAACTGCCGGTCGTACTCACCGGCTTCTGACGGGACACCGCCAGCGGCGGCTCCGACTCCACCAGCGCCGTCGCCCATGTAGTCGCGCACGCCCATGTCTCCGCGAGTGCTCAACTCCTTCATCTGGGCGGCCATCCGGTCCCCGTCCACCGGACCCACGCCGTAAGACGCCACGCCCGTGGGCGGCGCCGGTCCCATCTGTTGGCTGCGGCGGTCGTAGGCGTTCCGCTCCATCTGCATCGCCCTCGCGTTCGCATCGGGACCGCCCTGAGCAGCCTGCAGGCTGCGTCCACCACCCATGCTTCCTACTGCCATCTGCGCGGCATTCTGCCACGCTGGGTTCGCTCCGCCGGGAGGCGCGGCCTGGATACTCGTGCCACCCGCCGGGGCTGGAGCGGCTGGAGCGGCTGGAGGCGGTGCAAAGCGGTTGGCTTGACCGGCAGCGGACCATGCCTGCGCTGCCGCCGGGGGCGGCGCTCCACCAGCCGGAGGAGGAGAAGCTGGAGCCGGGGGAGCACCGCCTACCGGAGGACGGACGGGCCCGCCGCCCATTCCTTGCCACCATCGACCACCGCCGCCGGGAGGGGGAGCGCCGGGAGGAGGAGCGCCAGCCGGTGGTTGACCGCCCATCGGGGGACCGCCCATCGCGCGTCCCATCGGACGCCGCGGCTGCGCCTGTCCTCCCATCGGGGCTTGCTGCATCCCCATCGGCTTCGGTTGAGCCGGGGCCGCACCGGCCGGCTGCATATCGTTGACCCACTCTGATGGCATATAAGGTTCCTATCTCTTGCCCATCGCCGTCTGGGCTGTTTTCCCGAATGCTCCGAGGCCGGTGGCGGTTCCAATACCGCCGATTGCCAAACTGCCGAGCTTCTCCCACAGTTTCGGCTGCGATTCTTTCGCCGCCTGTTGCGCGGTGGTTCCCTGCTGCTGGCCCGCCTGTTGCTGCCAAGCGTTCATCTGCCGGTCGTACTCGCCGCTTTCCTCTTGCGCCGCCTGCTGCTGCGCGGCGTTCATCCACTGACGGCCCTCTTGCGCATCTGCCGCCCTGCGGTCGGCCACGGTCTGAGCGCCGCGGGTCTTGGCTTGCTGGATGCCCATGCCCTGGCCGTAACGCTGTTCCTGGTTGGCCCTCGTCTGCGCTTGGCGGTCCATCGTGTTCCCCAGCTTGCGGGACTGCGTGTCGCGCTCGATGCCGGTCGCCATCTCGGTCCCTAGACTCGTGCCGTACTGGCGCTGCTGCTGGCCGCGCTGGGCCGCGCCTTCTTCGACGCCGATCCCCGCTCGGCCAAGCTCGGAAGCCGCGCCGAGACCGGCCTTGCCGAGCTCTGAGGCAACCTGGAGCCGCGTGCCTTGCTTCGCCTTCTCGGCGGCGAGCCGCTGGTCCTCCATGCCGAAACGGTTCTGGAATTCAAACCCACCGGCTTCCATCGCCGCGCGTGCCGCTCGGTCGGAGGCCGACTCTTCGCCGCGCAAGCGGAATTCCTCGGCGGTCCCGGCGCGTCCCGCGCGTGCCGCCCCGGCGGCTACCTTGGCCCTGAGCATGGCATCGCCGCGGTCCACGGCGCTGCCTCGCTCGAGCCGGTCGCGCATCGCGCCTATGCCGAGCGCACTCGCGCCCGCGGCTCTGGCACGCCGAGCCGAATCGTCAGCCGCCGCGCGATAGCCTTCCCCAACTGTGTTCCCCGCCACGTCGAGAGTTTGCTGGTACTCCTCGGGGGACATGCGGATCGTGTCGAGCGCCCCCGCATCGGCACGCAGGAGCCGGGGATCGACCGCCGCACGCCGGTCAGCGCCGGTCTGCCCGATCGTGGCTTGCTGTTGCGCCGTATACGCGGGATCAATCGACTGGCCCGTCTCGTCGCCGATCGCGCCGGTCATCGAAGTCCGGTAGTCGCCCATCGCGCCGGTCACGTCGCTCCGGTAGCCGCCCATTGAGCCGCGCACGCGATCACTGTCGCTGGCGGTTTGCGCCTCCATCGCGTCCTTGTCGAAGTAGACCGCGCGGGACCACGGGTCGCCAACGGCATCGTTCTGCTCTTGCTGCGTGCGGAGGTTGGACTGGTACTCCTCGGGCGTCGTGGCAAGACCGCCGTAGTCGCCCTGGATCGCGGCGGCTTCCTCGGGCGAATAGCCGCCCTGGCCCGCGATCATGGGGTTGTAGACTTCTTCCTGCTGTTGCTGTTTCTGGCCGCGCCGCTGGCGCTGGACCCAGGCTCGCTGTTCGGCCTCGGAGTTGAATCGGTTGCCCCGCTCCTGAGCTAGCTGCCGGTCCTGCTCGTTGTACTTCTCTGACTTGCTTGCCACGGGCTATTCCTCTTCGTTAAACATTACCACCGGGAATTGTCATTTGAGCCGGGGAACCGTGCCGCCGGGGAGCAGCCCGAAAACTGAGAGCAGCCAGATGCACAGGAAGAGGATGACCACGATATTGAGGATGGTCTTAATCGGCGCTGCCATCGGGACATACGTGTTCACGAGGTAGAGGATCACGCCGATCACTACGATCAGGACCAGCAACTGAATGATTGGCATACGGGTTCCTTTCTTTTACAGGGCGGCCGGAAGTGTCTGAAGACCGCCCCGCCTCGCTGGTCTGTGCATACGGAGATTAGGAAATACAACCAGCGAGTTGCCAACAAGTCTACTCCTCGCTAAACGGAGAAGCCCGCATCGCGCAGTTCGGCGGTGCGCTGCTCGGTAGCGGCAATTGCACCGTCCTTGTCGTAATCGAAGGCCCACCATCCCGCGCTGTAGATCTCGTAGAGGTCCGCGCCGTTGGTGACCACGAGCCAGTATTGCGGGACCGTGACGTAGCCGTCAGGCGTGGGAGCCACGATATCGAAGGTGAGACCGGCCCACTGCGTCTTGGCCCAGTGGAGCACCTGGTCTGCGGTTTCCGGTGTGCAGTAATCGACGGGATTGAGGGGATACACCGGCTGCTCGAAGCCATAGCCCAGGTTGATACTCCAGGGGCGCTCGTAAGTGGAAGGCCCGACTTCCTGGCGCGTGACCGTGTAATAGAGGCGCTTCGTCCACGGGCTGTAGAGGAAGCCCTTCATCGCCCTGACGAGGATCTTCGAGGGATCGAGCGGCACGGGTTCGGGGGGCGGTGTGTTCTTTGCGGAGGGTTTCATGGTTCCTTCTTTCTAATGGTCTCTAGAGACCGTTTGCGGACTTTCTCTTGGCGAGGGCCGGCCCCGGCGGCGGGATTGGCGCGTCTTCGCCGGCCTCGAGCGCGTTGCGGAAGCTCTTGAGGAGCGGCCTGATGAAGCGATCATCGCCGGGGCGGTAGTTCTTCCACTCGGTGAGGAGCGCCACGGCGCGTCGGATCTCGGCGGCGGTCAGGTCTACATCGAGGACCGGCGCTTGCGCGATCCGGTCGAGGTGCAGGTACGCGCCGCCCTGCGGAATGGGAGTCTCATAGAGGCCCAGTTCGTTCTGAGGCAATTCGATCTTGTACAGCAATTCGGTCGCGATCATGCGCTTCTCGTCTTCGAGGCCGCCTGAGTCCTGGCCGATCAGCGCGAGCAGATAGAGCCGCGCCCGCATCGGAATTTCAATCTGCATAAGTTCTCCTAAGTTACCTGCCAAATGATGCCGCCCTTGAAGTACATGTAGTTCTTCGGCTGGCCGTTGAGTTGAAACCCTTGCGGGAAATAGAGAGTATAGTCCTGCCCATAATACCCGCCGCTGATCTGATACGAAGCCGCCACGCAGTTACCGCTCGCGATCATGTGACCACTCGTATTGATGCCGCCATATCCGACAAACTGCCGCGAGTTGTTGATCACGTCGCTTCCGCCGATCTGGTACACGCCGTTGCCGCCGCCGCCCGAACCGGCGTTGAACCCGCCATAGGTTTGAATCGAATTCCTCGCCTGCTGGCCGGTGCAGTTGAACCCACCGGAAGGTCCGGTGGTCGTGATCACGCCATACGCGGTGAGATCACCTTGCCCGTTCACCACGAAATTCCCGTTGCTGTTGTTGAACGTGTAACTGTAGCCGCTGTTGGTCGCGGTCCAGGAAGGCTGCGTCGTCGAAGTGATTCCGCTGAAGGTGCCGGTGGCGATCGTCTGCCAGCCTGAAGAAATGTAGATCTTCGCCACGCCCACGCTGGTGTCGTAGAACAGACACCCGAATTGCAGGGAATCCCCGCCGGTAAAGGCGATGCCCTGCCCATAATTCTGGCCGATCTGGGTGTATACCGCCGCGCGGTGCGAACGCGCGTAGGAGCCGCCGTTCCCGGCATTCACCGCGTCGAAGCCAGCATAGGGCGAATAGAACTGGTTGGCCTGCACGGAGCCGCCCGTAACGAGGCGAATCGACGCTGGGCTGGTATGGCCGTAGATCAGAAATGGAGCATTACCCCCGCTGTAATCAACCCACTGCTGCGAACCATCGGCGCCAGTGCGGAATCCCCACTGGCGCCAGGGCGAGTTCATCAGGTACTGCCACTCTCCGTCTCCGACATTGGAATAAAATCTCACGGCGCTGATGACGCCGCTGGAACTGACCGAACCCCAGGTGGTGCCCGTGGCCGTGATGTTCGGCACGGTGAGCGTGTCGGAAGAGTCGTTGTAGTAGAAGGCAGCCTCGGCTCCGAAATAGCCGCTGTTGTTGTACTGCACCATCGAGTGCGTGCCGGCCGCGAGGGCGCTGGTCACCAGGGGACCGTAGGGTTGACCGCCCGTCGAGATATACAGCACGCCGTTGGTATTGGCGTAGAGCCGCACTTGGCCGCCCGTCGAGCGATCCGGTTCCGATCTTTGCAGGAAGAGCAGCGATTCGTTGGCGGCGATCCACCGCGCAGTCACGCCGCCGCTCTGGGCATTCACCGCGAGGGCGCTGGCGCTATCGGTAAAGAATCCGCCCTGCGATTGGACCCATCCGCCGGTAACCGTGAGTCCAGGTTGACCGGCATACGTGTTCAGGTACATCTGGAACGCCGTTTTATGCCAATAGAAGTTGGGATGCCCACCGAAACTGCCGGCATCGTTGTATTGGATGGCTCCGTCTGAACTGGCAGGAAGCGTCCCGGTCCCAAAAGGCCCCCACGCGGCTCCATTCGACGAGATGTACATCTGCCCGCCCGAACTCGCGTAGAGCCGCACCTGAGGAGGGCTGGCAGTGGACAATGCGGGAGGCGCACCCAATCCCGTGAAGACCAGCGACTCGCTGGCCCCTAGCCACTTACCGAGAACCGCGCCTTCCGGAGCCTGGATAGCGTTCCCGGTATTGAACGTCAGGAACCCGCCCTCGCTCTGAATCCAGCCGCCCGAGGTGCTGATCGCCGGGGCCGTTGGCGCACAAGTGATGTAGAGTCGATTCACTCCCTCGTCCCAGAAGAAATTGGCGTCCCCGCCGAACTGCCCGCCGCGGTTGTACTGGACGCTGCCTTCCGGGGCGCCGGGGGGCGTGTTCCCGAATGGCCCGTAGGGAGCGGTATTCGACGAGACGTACAACTGTCCGCTCACGGCGGCATAGATCCGCACCTGTCCAGGACCGGAGACCGGCGGCTGCGTGCGCCCGATGAAGATCAGCGAGTCTTGCGCGATCAGCCACTGGCCGGTGACGCCGCCAGCCGGCGCCTGAACAGCGTTCGTCGCGCCGCTCGAAGCCGCGAAGCCGAGCGCGAAGCAACTCACGTCGACGAGGTCGGTGTTCTGGGTCGCCTGATTGTACTGGCCTGTGCGGAAATTGAAGATCTTGTTCGGGTCGTCGTAGTTGATGACGCCGTTATCCAAGAACGTGTCGTTGATCGTGGGAACCGGCGCGGCGTTCGATCCCCAGGTGATGTAGTTCTTGATGGTCGCCGACAGAGCGTACACGCCGCCGTTTGAAGCCTGGATGGCGTTGTAGGTGGTAGCGGTCGCAGGCATCGCCACGAACCCTTGCGCCGATTGAATGTACCCGCCGGTCACATTGATGCCGGGCAGTGCCGCAGTGCCGTATATCGTGAGCCGCTTGGCGCTCTCGGTGTAGATGAAATCGGCGCTGCCTCCGAACGCGCCCGCGCGGTTGAACTGCACCGAATCCACCGGATCGGCCGGCTTGGCCGTCGAGCCGCCGCCGCCTGCGGAGAAGTCGGTCCAGATCCTCGGCCCCGCCGCGCCGCCGCCTTCGACCGACTGTTGCCACTTGGCGAGCAAGCCGTCCCAGCGCAGGAGCGCCCAGCCGTTGGGATGAGTGCTCGGAAGCATATCGGCTTCGACTTCCCAGTACGTCGAATCGCCCAGCGCCAGGAACCCGCTCGCCGAAAGGTTACCCGTGGCCATCGCGTTGCCATACGGCAATTGCGTGACGCTGCCGGTGGTGATGCAGCCGCCCTCGGCCACCACCTCGGGCGGCCCAGGTCCGGTCTCGGAGACGTTGAGCAGGGGACCGCGTGCGCCCTGTGCGCGGTACATGTTCAGCGACATGTGGATGTTTCCCCACGGGTCACTGTCCTGCGCGTAGAAGCGGAGCGACGAGCCTTCGCCGATTCCTTCCCGCGCGATCCCGTGGCGGGAAGAGTAGCTCGCCACGGCCTCGGTGGTGAAGTGAATGGCGCACTTGGTGTCGGTGTTCGGGTCGCGCTTGAACTCGAAGACGTTGGGACCACCCAGGCAGACGTTCTTCACCACGCGATTCATATCGGCCGGCGTGAAGGGCCGGTACGTGGGATCTTCAAAGATCGCCGGGGCCGGTTGGGCGGGATTGAAGTGAATGCTGTTCTCGGTGACGAGGTTGTCCCGCGCCACTTGATTCGAGCCGGTGAGCAGACCGCCGATCATGATCGGGTTCTGGCCGGGGGCGTCGGGCGCGATGATCAGGTTATTTTGCGCTTGGCACTTGCGTGCGGCGTAGAGGCCGATCGCCGTGCCGCCCAGGTTGTCGCAGAAGTTGCCAGAGATGGTGACGCCGAGGCCGCCTTCCTTATCGGCGGTGTTACCGAGCACGATGCCTTGGGACCAGTTCGCCCCCGCGCCGCCGGGGCCGAACCCGGAGCCGATCGAGTCCTCGCTGTACTCCGGTTCGCCGGGGCGCGAGACGCGGATCGAGTTGCCGGTGATCGTCCCGTAGGCGAAGCCGTCCCCGTTGATCGCGCCGCCGTTCACGTTGAGGAACGAGTTGTTCGCGTAGTTCACCAGCTTGACGACGCCTGAGGTGTCGAGTCCGGTCGCGTTGAGATTAGGCAACCACCGCGGCACGCCGGCCGAGGTGTCGTCCGAGCAGATGTAGCCGATCCTGCGGAACGAGTTGCCGATCGCCGAGCCGCCGATCACGTTGCCAAAGAGGATGCCGTCGAGGCCGCAGTCGAGGAACGAGTTGTAGTCGACGTGGATCTGCTGGTGGAAGGAGTCAAAGCCGTAGCCGTGCTGCCAGACGCAGTTGCCGGTGTTCCGCTCGAAGCGGTTGTTGGACACGTTGAGGTCGGACACCTTGGTGGAGGAGCCGCCGGTCGCCTGGTTCTGCCCAAGGATGCCGCCGGTCCAGGAGCCGTAGATCGAGGCGCTGCCGGCGAGGAGTTCGGGGAAGTGCCGCTCCCAGTCGATCTTGACGCCGCGCACGCGCCGCATCGCGTCCATCATGTCGGCCACCGCCGTGCCGAACGTGTGAGGCCGGTTGTTGCGGAGCATCCCGTGATGGATCTTGACGCGCTTCACATTGAGGAGCCGCGCGTCGAGGAGGATCGCGTAGCCGCCCGTGTGCTCGATGTGGACGCCGTTCCATTCGAGGTCTTCGCCGCCGTGGACCCAGAAGCTCGTGTTCAAGGTGAGCAGCGGGTGCATCGGGTTGCTCGAGAATTCGGAGTAGAGCAGACCCACCGAGGTGGTCGTCGTGCCATCGACCAGGAAGTTGTGGAAGGAGAGGTTCTTCGCGTTGGAGAGATTGAACAGCGCCTTGTCGGCGGGGAGCGCGGCGCCGCGCGTGACCTTGGAACTGCGGCCCTGGCCGAGCCACGAGATCGGCACGTCCGAATCGAGTTCGATCGGCGTGTTCAGCTTGTAGCTCATCCCCGGCGTGCCGACTCCGGGGATGGTGATCGAGCCGCCGCCCTTGCCGACAACGGAGTCATACGCCATCTGGAACGCCGCGCTGCAATCGGCCACGCCGTCCGAGACCGCGCCGAAATCCTTCACCGACACCCGCTCGCCGTGCTTGGCCCACGGGTCGCGCTCGATGGAGTCGGGATATACGATGACTGCCATCGGTTATGGCTCCCAGGAAATTCTGCCGGTCGTCGGCTGAACCGGCGGCGGTTCGCCTGGTTCGTTGATGATGGTGGTCCCGCCCACTTCCAGGTTGTTCACCCAGCCCGCGGTTCGCGCCACGTTTCCGTCGAGGCGGTCCAAAGCCTCGGCCACCAACGCGAAGGTTCCGCGCGTGCGGATCGAATTCACGTCTGGGCGAATCGACGTGACGATCAGCTTGTCAGCAGCAGCCATTTCTGGATAGTATCAGCGGTTCGTCAACCAAGGCACGTAAAACACCGTGAAGTCGTTGATGTCCATGCGCTCGCCGAGGCCGGTCGTCCTGAACTCCACGGTCGTGTCATGCGACTCCACGTCGCAGCCCATCTCGATCGAGTCGCGCGGAAGCTCCTGGAGTACGTGCGTGGCGAGTTCCTCGAAGAGATTGCGGCCCTCTACGTAGACGCGCGAGCGGAGCATTCCCACTCCCTTAACCTTCGCCTCCACGGTCTGGACCTTCATGTCGACCGAGCTTGCGACGTTGCGCCGCTTGAAGACTTCGCCCGATTCCCAGATCGACACGATCGGCAGGGTCACGTCCGCGAACGCCGTGGGATCTTCCACCTGGATCGGCGTGGGCTGGTTGGGGCCCTGCCAGAGCCGGGACCGTTCGCTGGTCGCCTCGCGCACCATGCACGCCGAGCCGGCCGGCAGCGTATCCATCGAGAAGTCCACCTGGGTCGGCCCCCGGCCCCTGGCGTAGGACCACGTAAGCCGGTGCGTGTTCTCGGTGGCTCCGTCCATCGGCGCGTAGACCATCACGCGCTGCCCGATCGGATCGTCGACGATCCAGAGCGAGAGCCGCGCGATGCCCCAGTTGATGCGCCGCCACTCCGGCTCGTTCATGTCCGAGACCGGGATCGCGTCATACGCGCCGTGGAACTCCCAGAGCCCCACTTCGTTGGCAACCCACGCCACGTCGCCGCTCGTATTGACGCAGACGCCGTGAATGGCGGTGGTGCCTTGCGATTGCGAGACGCTGTACGGGGCCGCCCACAGAACAGGAACGTCCTCGTTATCCACCGCCGCATACGTCCATTTTGGTCCGAAAAAGTAGTTCACTCCGCGAATGTGGCACGCGGTCACCAGCCACCGTTCGCCGGGAACCTGCAAGACGTGCTGGCCCTCGCTCACGCGCTCAAAGTCATCCTGGTCCGAGATGTACACATGGTTGCCGACAAAGTAGGCGATGCGCCGGCCGAGCTGGGCGAGGTTGAAAGGCTGGAACGGTCCCGTGTTGTCGGAGAACCGCGTCATGTAGTTGAAGTTGTCGGTGATCTCGGTGGCGCTCGCTTCGAGCACTTCATCGGCGATCGAGATATCCAGTTGGACCGGATAGAGCGTCCCCGGCATCACGGCGAGTTCAGTCCCCGGCACGATGAAGAACTTCTCGAGGTTCTCCACGGTCGTCATGATCGCCGAGACGAAGGCGGCGTCATCGGGCCAGGTGGCCGAGATATTCATGCGGACGGTGGTGTCCCCCGCCGCCGTGAACGAGGGCGGCGTGAAGATCGCCGCGGAGTAGGGCGAGGGCTTCAGTTGCGAGCCGCTCCGCGAGGTGACGATGTAGCCGAACTTGTGCAACCCGATCGTCGTCTCGCCCGCGTATGGCTCGGTGAACGTGGGGACCACCGACATGGGCCCCATGAACGCCTTGTCGATGTTGTCGTAGCCAGCGCCCGCGAACGGATAGAGGATGCGGACCTCGGTGGCTCCGGTGAAGCCGGTCGTATAGAAGGATACGTAGAGCCGGTCAGCCGCTTCGACGACGGTCGCGCCGTAGGCGCTCGCAATCGCCTCGGCGGTCGACTCATAGCTGAAGTAGAGGTTGCGGTAGCGGATCTGGCCGTTCTCGAAGGTGATCAGGAAGTTCTGCGGGACGCCGGCCCCCGTGGTGGTGGTACTGAACGAGAGCCACTGGTACATCATCGTCATCTTGCCGGTCGCCATCAGACCGGCCAGGAACCCGTCGCGCCCGATCACACGGCCCCCGTCGAAGCGCACGTTGATCGCGTTCGACGCCCGATTGGTGAGATAGGTGTTCTGGGCGCGGCTCCCGTTGGGTTCGGTGCGGGCCCTCGTCCAGGACCCGCGCAGATCGGTGATGGCGCGTTGCTTGAGTTCGGCGAGGCTCACGGTTAGGAATCGAAGAGGTACGAGATCACGTAGTCGATGGAAGTGCCGCCGGTCGCCGCCGCGCCGGTCTTCGCCACTCGCAGGTTAGTGCCGCGCTTGAGCGGAAGCCAGAACGCCGCGGACTTCACGTTCGTGCCGGCGGTCTCGGTGTGCACGATCGTGTCGCCCATGTTGGCCGCGACAATCGTCACCAGATCCGTGGGCGTCGGAGCCTCGGTGGTTTGCAGGCGCATGTCGGTGAGTCCTGCGAAGGTTCCGTTCATCTTGAAGCGGAAGCCCAGAAGCTGGGTGGTTCGCGATTCAAAGCCGGGGATCACGAAACCGGCGTTGAGTTGGGCCAGCGTGATGACGCCCTGCGCGGCTTGCACCGTGCGGGACTTGTAGATCGGCGTGCCGGGAATTTTCTCGGTGGCAAAGGACATGGGGTCTCCATTTTCTCCAGTACTGTAAACTTACGGTCCAAAGATCGGGTAGTGGCCGCGCGGTCGTCTCCGGTTGGAGCCGACATGGTAGGCGGCCGGCTGAATGCGGCGCTCCTGCTGCATCCGCAACGAGGGCTGTATCAGGGCTTGCATGTGATTGGGGTCCACATAGACCTCCCGGCGCATGTTCCTCGGGATCTCGTTCAAGCCCTTGGGCGGGCCGGCAATCGCCGCGGCGAGCTTTGCGACGACGGTGAGGCAGTTGTCGATGCCCAAGCTGCCGGCGGTCGGCAGTTCCCCGCTTTCGAGGTAGGTGAAGCGGATTTGAATATCAGCCGTGGCGGCGTTGAAGCTGAAGACGCCCTTGCGCCAGGTGTAGTAGATCAGCCGGTCGGTCGGAGTCCACGGTGCCGGGAGGATCTCGGTGTATTCCACCGGGAAGAAGGCCACGTTCTGCGAGTTGACCGGACGCTCCTCGAGACGGATCAGCGTGCCGAAATTGGTGATCCCGGCATCGACCGGCTTGAGCGTCAGCGTCCCTGAGGTGAGCGTGAAGTAGGTGATCAGTTCGACGTGCTGGTCCTGGCACTTGACCATCTCGTCGATCATTTCGCGCCACGCCATCCCCACGGCCTGCACCAAATGGGGCGTGGTAAACCGCCGCTTGGTCGTATCGCCGAGATGGAAGGCTGCCTCGTCGATGGCTTGCTCAACAGTGGGGATGGCCATAGCGCGTGTCTCCTCGCCTAGCTCGGCTTCGCGGCGGCGGTCAGCGACTTCGGTGGAAATCCTTGGGCCGCCCGAATCTGATTGTACTTCTCGAGGTTTACGATCTCGCGGCACGTCGAGCACGTCGCCACGCCTATGGTGATCGGCGCATCGCAGTACGGGCAGCGGGTCTTGCCGATCGAGGCTTTGGCATCGAAATCCTGCCACGGTTCGCCCTGGATGTTGAGGAGCTTCCCCATGAACAGGTGCAGCTTGGTAATGTTGCGCCACTCGTTCGCCGCCGCGAAGAGCCGCGCCTCCCTCACCTTCGAGGAGGCGAACATCATCTGCTTCTCGCTGAACTCCTTGATCTCCTCGGAGAAGGTGACCTGCTCGAAGGTCGGGTTCTCGGTCGGATGGAGCCAGATGCCGGGGACGCCCGCGTCATCGGGCATGTTCTTGTGATCGCGCCACTGGCGCACCAGATCGGCGGCGGTCTCGTAGGAAGGGATGGTGATCGTCTGGTGAGCGCCCTTCCCCATATAGATGTAGTTGTCGTAGTCCTCCACCACCAGCATGGCGGGGATCTCCACCGATCCCGGCTGGAGGACGAAGTGATTCGAGTACGTGGGCTTCTTGGGCATGTGCAGGGCGCGGTAGGCGATCTCCTGCATGGGCCAGATCGAGACGATGGTTCTACTCAACGGTTTGCTCCTGGTGGTTTTCTCGGAACTCTTTGCTGGGCAGCGACACGTAATCCTTGGCGCCGGGAAGGTGGTCGAACGCGAAGAACGAATCGTGGATCTCGTCCTGCACCGGCCCGCTCTCGATGCGCTTCTTCTCTGCGATGCGGACGAGCGCCTCCTGCTCGTGGTCCTCGAGCGACATGCCCAGATGACGCCTGAGGTGATAGATGAGCGCGGTGGTCACGTCGTGCGACGGCTCCTCGCCGTCGGGCATGGGACTGCCCACCATGTGGTACTCGCCGCGGCTCGGATAGGGCCAGCCCTCGCCGAATATGGCGAGCCACTCGCCGCGCCGCAGGAAGGTCCACTTGGAAAACGCCCAGCGGTTCGGACCCACGATATCCGCGACGGAGAATCGGTCGTACCGCGTTTCGACCGCCCACAGTTGTTCGCCGTTCGCGGTGACGACGAGCCGGGGCGCGGCGTGGTCCTTCTTCTCAAAGCCGCCGAGGTCTTGCGTGAGGGACCACTTGTAGTTCGGCTCTCCAAAGTCGTTGTACCCGAACTCCGCGGCGAGCCGGTTCTGGAGTTCGGCAAGGAGTTTGTGATCCATAGACATGGGTAATTTACGGGACCAGGCTGGCATATCCCGGTCCCGTTGACCTCAATGGCTAATAGGTCGGTTGCGCGAGGTTAAAAATAACCCCGGCGTTCCCAAAATTCTGACACAAGTAGTCGCGCAGCACATACAGCGCGAACCATGCCGTCGCGGCCGGCGAGCCATCGGTGGCGTAGAGCGGGAACAGCTTGTTGCCGTTCATCTCAAACCATCCGACTGGGTCGATCTCGGCGATCGACCAATCCTGCGGAGTGATGTAATCGATGCGGTCGGTGGCCTGGTGCGGGTCCACCCACGCCGGGATTCCCGCAAACATGAAGCGCATGTCGACCTTGGGCATCAGGTCCGCATTCACCTTGCCGTTGGACAAATCGTAGTTGGAAATGTCCCACACGTTTTGGCGAATATTGGCTTGCTGCTTCTGGTTGACTAAGGCCATCATGCCGCTCGGCGTGCCTTGGTCGATCTTCCTGCGCTCGATGATCTGGTGCGCGATCTGCATCCCCATTTGGACTGTGGGAACGGAAGCGCCGCCGTCGCGCACGTTAACCAAAATCTCCGGTTCGTTCGCGCGGTTCACGCCGTGCGTGGTTCCGGAGGTCGCGGTGTTGTTATGGTATAACAACCCTTTTAATCCTGCCGGCGTTGCACCGGACGTGCCTTCAAAGACGATCTTGTCGGTATTGGCCGCGCCGGCAATCGTGACCGCGAAAGTAAGTGCGCGGGTCTGGTAGTTGATCGAGAGCAGCTTGAAGGGACCGCCCGCTTTCGGAGCCGCGAGCGCGGCGTCGTACACGTTGTACCACTCCCCGCGCCTGAAGCCCTGCACGCCGTTGGCAGTGTCCATCACATACACGGTCTTGCCGCCAACGGTCGAGAACGAGATGGCCGTGCCGAGCACCGCCGTGCCGTCGCCCATGTGCCACGCCCTGTCGATGAAATCGGCAAAGTCGGGGATCATGGTCTTCAGCAATTTCTTGAAGCCTTGCAGCCGGGACTGCTCGGCAGCCGCGGTGGCGCGGGACGCCAGTTGCGTGATCTGGCCTCTGAAGCTGAAGGGGAAATAGGTGGTGATCATCACACCGCCTTCCTGCGCCGAACCGAGTCCCAGGCCGCCGCCGTCAGGATTGTACGTTCCGACTCTGCCCCCATTTGTAGTTAAGTAAGTAGCGCGGAAATCCCGCTCACTTACCTTCTCAACATCCGCTTTGGAGTTGATCATATTGACGATCGTGTCGAATCTGCCGAACCAGTCGGGCAGCTTCGGCGCAACCTTTTCCATTTGCGCGAAAACGAGATCTGTGGCCACGAGTTTCTCCCTGAGTAACTTGAGTCAGGCCACGCGAAAATGACAGTCGTTAAGGGTTAGTTGAAAGCAGCTTCTAACTCGTTCGCCCAGGACTTGGAGTCGAACTTGCTTCCGCTGGCCGGTGGCGCCGTCGTACCATTCGGGGCGTTGCCCCCCGCTGGTGTTCCGCGTAGCGATTGCGTACCTGCGAGCCGCTTGTGAGTCTGGTCGCTTTTGGCTTTGATGGCCTGAGCGGACTCGGACAGGATGGCAGGAGCCTTCTCGCGAAGAACCTGTTCTGCCCTAGCGGCATATAACTGCATCACACGCGCACGCCAACTCTCGCGGACACTTTCGCTTCCGGCAATCGAGGCTTGCTTGAAACATCGCGCCCGCTCGGCCACAAACTTCTGGTCGTTCACAAGCGCATCACGGATCTCCTCGCGAAGTCGTATTTCCACGTTCTTGCGAGTCTGGGGAAAATTCTTGAGGGAGGCATCGACCGGCTTGAGGGTTTTGCCAATGGCATCCCACACGGTCTGCTCCACCTGGGCATCGGCGGCGTTGTACCAGGCATCCCACTGGGCCCGGGACCGCTCGGCGTCGATGTTATTAAGGTGCTGTTCCCGGTCGGCCAGTTCCTGGCGCTGGGTGGCGAGCGGATCGGGCGCGGCGGTGGCCGGCTGCCCCAATAGCTCGGACTTCTTCCGGTAGTTGCCGGTCAGGGCGATATCGGCCCGCTGGACCGAGGAGAGGAGGATCTTGCCCTCGTCGGTGTCGAGGCCGGCCGCGAGCGCCTTCTTATAAAGACCGTCGAAGGTGTGCGCGTTGATCCGCTGCTCCAGCCCCCGGATCACCTCGGGAGCCTGGACGGACGCCGCATGGAGCAGCGCATCGGCCATCGTCTCTTTCGGATTGTGCGCGGTGTGCTTCTGATCCATCGCCTTCTGGGCGGTCGAGAACAGGTAGGCGAACGCCTTGGCCTGCTCGGCGGGATCAGGGGACATGAGGTCGAAATCGATGTTGTCGAGAATCCGCTTGTCGGACGCCAGCGCCTGGACGGTCTGCTGGGTGACCGGACCAGGAAGGTTCAGTTCCTTGGTGAGCATCTTCGCGGCCTGATAACCGGCGAAGACCTCCTTGCCTCTGGCCTCGGGATAGCGAATCCACTTCTTGCCGCGCTGCTCGTACTCTTCGCCGCCGCGCTCGTCCTCGGGGACCTCGGGCGCGGCTTCTACCGGCTCCGTGGCGGGCTTGGCGGGATCGGCAACCGCTGGCTCCTCGGTAGTCGAGTCGCTCTCGTAATCAATCGGCGTCTTGGCCTGGACCGTCGAGTCCTGGGGATTCTTCGCCGTCTCGCTCGGTGCGCTCTCCGTCTCGGCGGGGGAGCTTTCGGTCTCGCTCGAATCGCTGGACGAATCGCTCGTCACATCGGCGAACATCGAGTCGATTTCGGCGCTGATACTCGTGGCAGCGGGCGTAGAGGACGCTGCGACGGCTCCGGGTTCTTCCATTGCCATCTTTTATAACACGGCTTTACGCGGGGGGCGCAGCGGCTTCTTCTTCGACGGGGGCCGGCGCTTGCGCCGCCATCATCGCCGCCTGGGCCGCGGCGTCCTGCGCCATGCCGTGCAATTTGACGTTCTGGAAATACATCGACGGGTCGGCTTCGGCTTGCTGGCCGGCCGGTGACATGCACCACTCGCGGATGATCGTCGAGATCGTGGCGTGGTCCTGATCGAGGAAAGGATCGGGCTGCATCGAGCAGGTTTCCTGCATCGGCTGCATGGTCGTCGGGTCCATCTGGGGAGCGCCGGTCATCGGGTCGACCGGCGGCGGGACCGGCGGCTCGGCGAGGAGTTTCTGGATGCGGTTCATCACCATGATGAAGACGAACTCGCCGGGGGCGTAGAAGTCCTCCACGCCGAAATACGCCTTGGTCTGCTGCGCGTTGATCGGATGGCCGAGGCCGATCGCCTGGGCCAGTTGCGGCGCTTCCTGCGCGAGGCCCGATAACTTGGTGACCTTCTCGTTGTAGCTCTGCGGCGCGGTGTCCGCGGCTTCGATATGCCAGCCCACTTCTTCAAGCTCGGCCATGTCGATGGCTTCGCCGATCTCGCCGAACCCTGACGAGGGGACCGACACCTGGCCCACGCCGTGCCGCGCTCCGAGGCGAATGCCGTCCTCCAAAATGTCGCTCACGAAGTTTTGCATGGACTCAAACGGCAACTGTAGTCCTTGCAACGCCCCGGCTTTTTGTTGCTGATCCTGGCGCCACGTCGGAGCGGGATCGCCGCCGCCGAAAAGGGCCGGCTGGATGTTATCGGCTTCCCTCGTGTACTGGCGCATCGCCTCGCCCACCGGCATCAGGCCCTGATGGAGTTGGGCTGTGGGAATAGTTACGAACGCTTTTGACAAGTCGAGGCCGCCCGTGCGCGTGAACAAAAGCTCGTTGACGGTCCCCGATTTTTTCACGGTCTCGGGGTTCAGGATCTGCGAGTCAACGATGTGTTTTGGAATCCCCCGCATGATAATTTCATCGGCCATATTCCAAAAATTGTTGATCGAGTCCTGCTGCCCGATAATGTTGTGCGCGAGGCCGGGGCCCATGATGTACGGGTTGGTTCCCGATTTGCACGCGCTCCAGTGCTCGGTCATCTTCGACTCGTCGACCGCCACCGGACGCCCGCCCATCCGGTGAATGAGGCAGCCGTCCGCGAAGATCTTCTCGGCAGACCGGCGCATGTCGCGCGGCATCCCGTCATACGCTTTCGGGTTGAGCCACCTTCTTCCATACGACACCGTTTCCTGCACGCGATCGATCGTGCGGTCGTTGGGGTTCTGCACTTCCTCGAGAATGCGCCGCGCCTCGTCGACGTTCTCGTCCACGTCCCAGTCAGCAATCGGGGACAAGTCCTTCTTTGCTGCGTTCAGCCGCTGCAAGACCAGTTGCGCTTTCTTCTTCGAGAGCGGCAGCGAGTAGTCGAGCCACTCGCAATCGTCATCAATCCACTTGGCCTCGTAGGGGACCATCACCTGGATGCAGGAGAGCAACTGAAGCTCGGGCATCCCCTTGGCGTAGGACTGCTCACCGACTTCGACGGTCTGATCCATCATCGGGCCGGGAGTGACCGGGGACATGGCGGGATCGAGCGGGGAGCCGCAGTTGACGCACGCCTCGCTGCCTTCGGGGTTCTCGGTCATGCCGCACGCTGGGCAGAGCATCGTGCCGAGGCCCTGCACCTGTTCGATGCCGTAGACCGGCTCCTTGTGATAGCCGTGCTTGCGCCCGTCGACCACATGATCGACGAAGCCGAACACCGGCCCCGTATTCCAGATGACTTCCGCAATTTCATTCGGGGCCCGCCGTTGCAGCTTCCAATACCTGAGCAGATGCCGCGCCATCGTGTTCGCCTTGCCGGCCGTCTGCGTCTGGTTGAAGTCCTGGATGTCGTCGGCCACCGCTTTCTGGTTCAGGCGGCGCTGGCCCACCAGGCTGTTGAACTTCTGGCCGTCCGAATAAATGATGTTGTACACGTTGGCGAAGACGCGCTGCGTCTCTTCCTTGAAGTCCATCGGAACCCAGTCGAACGAACCCAGGTGCGAGTCCCACTTGAGATGGCCGTACTGCTTGCCCTCCCAATAGAACAAGGCTCTTTTCGCACGCAGGAGTTGCGCGGTGCGGGCCGCACTGAGCGGCTGGTCGAGATCCTCGCGTATCCACTGGCCGAGCTTCGACGAATAGACTTTGACGAAGTCTGCCGGCGTCACCACTGTCTTTGAATCGGTATCGGCAATCACGAGTTAGTCGCTCCCTGCGTTCATCTTTTCCATGTCGCGGTAGAAGTCCTCGAAAGCCTTCCCCGAACGGCGCGAGACCAGGGCGCTCGCGTTGACCGAATCCGGTTGCACCGCGCCCTCGCGCGGATGGAACTGCTCGGGCATCCCGCCGATATTCTCGAACTGCTTCTTCCCCCAGGAGTACTGCGAGAATATGTTGATCACCAGCTTGTAGGCGGCGTCTTTGTCCAGGCTCATCTGGGCGCGTTCGGTCTCTAACGCTTCCAGCCGTGAGCGCATGGCGAGTATTTCGCCCTGGAAATGCGCCGCCTCCAGCGCCTTCTCCGCAGCAATGTCGTAGGCCCGCCGCACGCCGGGGATGAGCAGGATGAGCGAGGTCCAGAATCCGGGGCGCATGGTCAGTACGCTTCTTCGAGGTCTTCTTCTTCGGTGTCTTCGATGCCGAGCATCTCCTCTTCGCCCTCGTCCTCGGGGAGCGTGTCGCCCTCGCCGCCTTCGCCGAGCAGCGTGAAGCTATCGCAGTGGCCCTGCGGTTCGGCGTCGAAGTTGTGCTTCTTGCACTGCATGGCGTCCTCGTCGAAGTACTCGCAGGTTTCGCAGCGTTCGGCGGCGCTGGTGTAGTTGACCGATTCATGGGAGGTCTTGGTGGAGCCTCCCTGCCTGACGGGGCCGGCCTGGGCTGATTTCGCGGGCGGCGGCATCGCCTCTTCGGGAGACGGCGGCGGCGCTCCCAACTCGTCCATTGATGGGCTCATAGCAAACCTTTCCTGGCTAACATCGCGTCACGCAACAGAATACAGGACTCGCTGGCATTGTTTTGCTTATCGTAACGCTGCTGCGCCAGTTGGGCGATCATGATCTTCATGTTGTAGTCGTTGTCCTGCGGGTTGAGCGCGGCGATCCGGTCGATCTCCTCGCCGATAAAGATCTCGCGCGGGACCTTACTCTCGAAGTCCTTGAACCCCATGCAGCCGTACCGGAGACTATCGGCGGGATCGTCGCCGATCGTGGTCTCGGACGAGTCGAATTTCTTCACGTCCTCGGGGTTGTTCGGGTAATCGGAAACCAGCTTGGGAATAGTTTCGATCAGGATCTGGCACTTGTCGTGGAAGCGGATGCGGGGGAGGATTTCGTCGTGCTGGCCCGCGAACTTCTCCATGTACTTCTGGTAGGCCACGATCCCGCGCGTCCTCAGGATCATGTCGCCGTAGTCGTGGTCCGGTTCGGCTTTCTTGATCAGCGGCTGGTAGCGGAACAAGCCGCGGATGAACTCCCAGCCCGCCTCGCGTGCGCTGTTGGCGCGGGTGAACCAGATGGAAGCGCCGTCCACTTCCGATTGCGCGAGGCGTTCTTCGCGCAGCCGCAGGGCGCCCTGCGGGTCGAGCTTCGACACGAGCAGTTCCTGCGGCGTGAACTCCATGATCACCGAGCTTCCCGGCCCCAGGATGCGCTGCACGCCGTAAGCGATCTGGTCCGAGATCATGTGGTCCTTGTCGCGGACTTGAAAAGCGTCCGGTGAGAGATAGCAGCGGATGCGCGGCTCCTTCATCCGCTCGAGCCGCTCGATGGAGCGCCGCGCGATCTCCGCGCCGAGCTCGTCGGCGCCCATGCCGGCGATCACCAGTTCGTCTTCGACGTGAATGCGCTTGTCGGTGGAGAGCGCGTACCAGTACACCGCGGTGTGATGCTTGTGGCCCCAGTCGCAACTCATCCAGCGGTGACACCAGGAGGGGATCGTGTGACTGGGAATGACGTGGTACGCCTCGGGGAATTCCTTGATCTCGGAGGCAATCGCGCGGGGACGGAAGTTCGGGTAGAACATGCCGGCCGAGATATCCCAGTCGCCGTCGATCCACGCCTTCCTCCTGGACTCGGGATGCGAGGGATCGTTGAGCCGGTCTGCGTAGTGCGGGTCCTGCTGCAACAACTGCGGATTGTCCTTGAGCGGCCCGTGGAGGTAGATCTTGCAGCGCCGCGAGTGCGGGTCGTAGATCGGCGTGCCATACGGGAACAGTTCGCCGTCCTCGTTGCGGCGCACCTTGACGAACCTGGCTTTCAACCAGTGAGCGCCGGGGCCGTCAGGGTTGGCGGTGAGGAGGATCTGCGGCCTGAGCCCGGGGACCGAGGTGCGGTTCGATGAGAGGATGGCGGCATAGAGGGCCTCGCTTTTTATCTGCTCCGCTTCCTCGATCACGATGCGGTGGTACTCATGGCCGCGATACTGCTCGAAGGACTGCTCGTCCTTGAGGTAGCCGGTGTAAATCATTGCTCCTGTCGGGAACAAGAACGACGTGGGATTTCCCTTTTTGACCGCGCCCATCAGCCGGTACATGGCCCACGCCTTTTCAATCGTCTCCTTCATCGCCTCGTTCGACAAACGAAGGAGCGTCCCCACATACTTGGGGTTGTTGACGTACCCCGCCGCCCAGGCGATCCCCGCCGCGGTCTTGCCGCCGCCTCTCGGGCCGCCGGCCAATATTTCGTCGCAGATGAACTTGATATTCGGAGGGAGCGGGGAGCGCGTGGCGGGATCGTAGAAGGTGACGCCCTCGGGGTTACTCCAGAAGAAGATGTTCTCCTGCATTCCGGGGTTGGCCTGCCAGATCAGTTCACCGGACGGGGCGATGAACTTGGTGCGGTTGTAGGAGCCTACGCGCAGGGCCAACTGCTCGGGGGAAAGACGGACGGCTTCTTCGGGGGCGGTCGGTTTATTGGGGCGGGCCACTTACAAGGGAGTATAAGACCAACGACGCGGCACTCGGTCGTCCGAACGCGAGTGCCGCGCCTCGTATCTGTTGGCCCTGACCGGAAGGAACCTTACCGGCAGGAATCGTTACGCCGTGGCTTCCACGTCTGCCTCGGGCGGCGGCGGCAGCGGATACTTGAGCATCCAGTTGTCGATGAGGACGGCGGTCTGGAGAGCACCAATGTAGGCGGCTTCCCTCACCTCAAGGAGGAAGGTGTGCAACTCTTCCAGCGTGGGCGGCGGCAGGACTTCGCGTTCTTCGACAGTCACAGTTTCTTCAGGCATGTTAGGCAACTCCAAACTTATACGGAGGAATCGAGGCGAGCGCGGCGGCTCCGGCAGGCGGATGCTTGCCGTAGGTAACGTCGAGCACCATGTTAGAATCGCCGCCGGTCAGCGTGCCGCCTACCATGACGAGCATCAGCGGCAGATCAGGCTGGAGCGCGATGCCGGGGAGCGCGGTAAACGCCGCCGTCGAACTCGCCGAACCCAGCATGAATCCGCACGAGAGGTCCTCGGACACCACCACGTCGCCGATCTTCATCTGAAGCGCGGCCACGCCGCCCGCATCGACATACGGGAGCGTGCCGAATGTGAAGGTGACCGCGCACCCGCGGAATTCGAGCGCACTGCCGGCGGGGAACAGCGGCACTACTTCCTTGGGCGTCGTCGAGAGCGTGAGGATCGAGGCCGAACTGATCGAATTGTTCATGACCGTATCGGGCGGCGGCTCGGCTTCCCCGCCGCCTTCGGGGATGCCATCCGGATAATAGTGGAGGGCGAACTCGTCGACGATTTCGACGACGCGCCGCGCACTCAAAGGAGCGATGCGCCGAATGGCCGTCAGCAGGGCGCCAATCTGGATGGCGGTCGGAGGGTCGACCACGAGCGGAGTAATTTCGGGGATCTGCTCGGGGGGCGGCTCTAATCCCCGGTATTCTTCTTGGATTGGGGCGTCCTGGACTGGTGTGTCGTAGGGCATTCTGGCTCCTTCGAAGAAATACTACCATCCGCGAGGAGCGCCCTCACTTCTTTCAAGTCTTCCAGGTAGAGAGCCGACACATGCGGGCCGATCGAGTTGCAGACCGAATGGAACCGCGCGTTGAGCACGAAGAGCGCGTTGCGCAACCGCTCCACCTGATCGCGCTCCTTGCCGATCGCCTTCTGGAGCTCAATGTTGGCGCGCACCGCCATCCGTTCGCTGTGCTTCATCTCGTCGTAGCGGTCGCGCCACTCGGCGATCTGCATGTCGGCCCCGTTGGTTTTCATAGGAACTTCGCCTTTCCGCAGGGCCCGCACCAGCGCATCTGCCCGCACGGCGAGCCGCACTCGCGGCACTGGTTCTGCGCGACGATGGGTTCGTCGTACTCCTTGGACTCGGCGGTCACGATGCGGTCGACCCGGCGCTGGGCGTCCTCAAACGAGTTGGCCTTCATCCAGTGGCGGAAGATTTCTACCGGCGGGCAGCGGTAGCACCAGCCCACGCCGTCCAGGTGCGCGATCTCGAAGCCGCGGTACTTGAGGACATTGGGGAGCGAGTTGGCCTTGGCCAGCGCGGCGTTGTACCGCGCCTCGCGCTGTTCCCGCGCCGAGCACGAAAGGCAGAAGATATACCCGTCCGCGATGAAGCGGTGGCGCTGGCCCGCGCAGTTGGGGCATTTCTCGTAGGCCCAGACGCCGGGATTGCCGAACTGGACGACGTTCCTGGCGATCTCGATTTCCTCGGGCTTGATGCCAAGCTGCTCCAGGAACTTCCGGTCGCTGGCGGTCATCACTGCACCTTGGAATGGTCGACGATCTCGTTTTCGTGCGTGTGCTCGCACACTTTCAGGAGCGCCTGGATTTCCACCAGCGTGTCGCGCTCGCACTCCAGGTACATGAAGTAGGCGGGCGTGACCGGCAGGAGGCGCATGATGTCCGACACCTTGCCGATGGTGCGGACCATGAAGTGGAGGTACTCCTCGGCTTGGCAGGCGGTGCGGCACTCGCGGTTGATGTACGGCTCCAGCATGTCCCTGAGTTGGCACAGCCCGTTGATGAACATGCCGGCGGTCGCGATGACCTGTTCATGGGTCAGCTTGATCGTGTGCAGGACGGGCGGGGCCTCTTCCACGTTTCACCTCAGAAAATCCACCGCGAATGGGACGGCCGGCGCTGCGCGGCATTGGCGATGGTGCGCTGGCGCCGGCCTCATCGAGGTGAAGTCGACAATTTGAGCGTAACACGCCCTTGCCGCTTTGCGCAAAAGAAAGTAAGATCCCTTAGAGGGGGCCATGTCAGAGCACTGTCCCGGCTGTAGGAACTCGGACCCGACTCCGCAGGGCGTCGACCCATTGGGAGTGATGAAGAAGCAGGAAATCGAATTCCGCGATAGCGCGGGACCGGCGAGCGAAGAACTCTTGTTCAATCCGAGCCACGGGACCATGTCGAAGACGATGGAGCATATCGGACTCGCGCAACTCAAGCAACTCAAGGCGATGATGCGGTTTCAGGAGTTCCTCAAAGCGAAGGAGAAAAAAGGATAAAAAATGAAGTGGCTCTGGTGGACCAGGCTCGGTTGCAGGATCTTCGGCCACTTCCCGGCGTTCGCGTCGGTGACGGCCCCCGGTAACCACTGCATGTCCTGCAAAGCGCCCATGCTCTGGAACCCCGGCACGGAAGTGTGGGACGTAACGCTGCCCCAGGAGGGCGGCTCTTTCAAGTAAATGATCACCAACCTCACCTGTCCCCGGTGCGGCGAGGAAGCGGTCACGCTGATTCCGGGGACCAGCGAATTCTCGTGCGTCGAGTGCTGCGCCTCGGGGCGGGCCGGCGCTTTGCCGCCGCACGCCGTCTTCGGGATGCGCAACCAGTACCAACTGATCAGGAGGAAGCTATGCAAGTCTTCGGCGCCATCGATGTTAAAACCGTCTACACTGAGCAGCCCAACGGCTCGGAATGGCGCGTGGAACTCTCCTCGCCGCCGGTAAACCTGTCCCTGAACGAAGCGCGGGACTTCGCCAAGATCCTGCGTCTCCTCTGCGACGATCCCTCGTCGATGCACCGCTCCGAACCCGATCCCACCTTCTGCGAGACGCCGGTATGAGCTTCGTCCTGCACTACAACACGGCCATCACCGAGGTGTCGATGCCCTTTGAGACCGTCGAGGAGGCCCTCGAATACCTCGCCCACGCCATCCCGCGCAAGATCAAGGAAGAGTACTCCAACCAGGTCTCGGGCCTTTCGATCCCCTCGCCGCGGATCATCGAGGACACGATCCTCATCATCGAAAAAGGGATGCCGCGCGAGAACCAGATGATCGCCATTCGCCTGGAGCGGGTCAAGTGGGCCCGGGACGACGTGAAGGTATGAGCGAGGACTTCTGCCGGCACATAAACGTGACCGAGGAAGGATACTGCACCGAATGCGGCGTCCTCGCCCGCGTCCGGTTCCCCCTGGAGAAGAGAAAACCCATGTCCTCAGAAATCAGCTACGCCGTCGAAACCTTCGAGGAGGCTTGCGACGAGGCCATTGCCAAAATCGGCGAAGAGAACGCCTACCGCATTCTCTGCCAGCGCAAGGAACGCGCCCAGATCATCTTGAGGATGGCCCCCAAGGAGAAAAACGTCCTCGGCGGCCGCTACTCCAAAGATCCGGGGGATCTGCCCGACTTTAGCCGCCAGATGCGCGGCGTGAGCGAGCAGGAAGCCGCGCACGCCAAGGCAGAGGCCGAGCGCCAGCAGTACGCCGAGGACATGCAGCACGCCGAGGATATCAAGGCCCTCAACAAGTCAATGGGCCTGTAGTGGACGTTTTCCTCACCGCCCTCTTCTTCTTCCTGCTCCTGAACCTGCTCGCGCTCGCGCCCGACTGGCGCGTTCTCTGGCGCAAGTGGCGGTCGCGGTGGAAGCCGCCGCGCTAATCGCCGAACAGGGCCACGCGGATGACCGGGGCGTTCTCGAGTCCTGCGTCCACGTCGATCGGGAAGAGCGGAATGTCGTCCACGTCGTCGAGGTTCTGGATCGAGACCGGCTGGTCCCCGTACAGTTCCATGTGGCGCTGGAGCGCGGCGATCAACTCCGAGATATTCACGGGGCGAGCACCAGTTCCATGCCGCGCTTGGTGGCGCGGCTCAGTTCAAGCCTGATATCGGCTTCCTGAAGGACGAGGGCCAGGATGACGCCCATCACCGGCCCCGTCTTCTTGTCTTCGAGCGGCACGCGCACCCAGACCGTGCGCTCCGCTTCGTCGATCCCGGTCTCGTAGTGCAAACCCGACAGGTCGACGGCTTCCTTCACCTTCCAGAGGCGCTCACTCATCGTCATCGTCTGGCTCCTTCCTCATCTTCTTCGATCCAGGCGCGGAGGAACCACGCCGCCTGCTCGGCATTGATCGCATCGCCCGCACCGCGCAGTCCCAGAACACGGTAGGCAAGCCTTGGAGCCAGAGGGAAAAGGCTGGGTGCAGTTGGCCGGAGGCTGGGACCGTCGCCCACCCGCTGCGGCCGCGTAAGAACCCAGTCGGCCCCGG